ACCGGTGTCCAATCGTTAGCCGGTGACGCTTCATGGTAACTCACGCATTTGTACAGCTCACCGTCATACCGCTTCACGCTGTCAATATGCTGTATTCCGTAACTCCAATTCTCATATAGATCCTCATACTCATACACATCAAATATTTCGCCTTTAACCGTTTTATCGGTGAGCGTAGAAACGTTAAATTTCACCATGCTCTTAAGACGTGCCGCCGCTTTATCTGCTCCATTAATCATAAATTTAACCTCCGTTAACAGCAGTGATTAACTGCTGAATAATAGTCTCTAACTGCGCTAACCGTGCGTTAACATCCTGATTGTAGGTGACAACACAGTCGGTATCACAAGTTATTGTCGTTGTCGGGTAAACGCCTTGTAAAGCTAATAACGCTTGACCGTTTACCGTGTTTGTGATGTCTGTTACTATCGGTGTATCAAGTATATACGTAAGTGTTATCGGCGTACCGTTGGCGTATTGCGCTTTGATATACGCCACTTTTTCCGATATCGTCTGCCCCATAGTTGAGGAGATATTTATCACGTATATGAGTTGATTGGAAACTCCGAACCAAACACCTATCACAGCTGCCGAAGTGCCTGGTAATAATGCGGGACCGATATTACTGTAACCTTCCTGCCGTGTGCCTGAGCGCATTGGTTCCATGCCAATACCTGTGGTTACGAAAGTGAATCCGTTGTATGTCGGATAATCATAAATGGTTTCAGTGCCTTTGAGTATTTGTGTCCATACCCTCTGTGTCAATATAACCTTACCGTCTCTGACTTCAACGGTGTCACGCACATCACCTATACTGTTAAGCGTAATGCCTGTTAGTGTTGCTGAGGTGCTTGTGTAAGGCTCAAACGGCGTAGCTACTGTACCTTGCTCCACTTGAAGTCGGAAAACAGCAGCGTTTAAAACAGCTCCCGAAGATACGTGTATACCTGCGTACACTTCTATGTCTGTAACCGGTACAATCTGTGCGCTCGACTCTACTCCCGCCGCAAAATAAGGTGAGCCGGTAGGGTCGATATTAGATAACATGAATAGGACACTACCACTGTATGACCCTGAAATCAATTCCGCTCGTATCGTATAAGTAACGCCTGCCCTCAATTTCGCTCGCCCTGTATATGGTTTTAATAGTGACCTACCATTACTACTGGTTCCGGTAAATGTACCTGTCAATGATATAGTAGGCTCATCTTTCAGCGTTGCCCATGTTACATCAAAGCCTGCCGCACTACCGCTCGCTATACTCGGACTCAGCAGATTTCTACCCATCACCGTAATAGCAGGTTCAGTAACGCTGACTACATCAACCGGATTATCAGGAGTAGGAGTGCCATTCTGCGTGGTGGTACCGTACATTGTCAACTCTCTCAACCCCTGCCATGTCGGCGATATGTCATTGATTGTGTGTGACGGTGATGTATCGGTTGTCACCGTGATGGCGTTGGCTGTTTCTCTGAATATCTTTTCTGTATCGATGTCTATTCCACCGTCTTCGAGCGCCGTCACACGCTCATCGATAGCGGTTATATCCTCCGCCATATCGCTGTCAGCCGTTTCAAGGTTGGCGATTGCTGTATCATGGTCGTCAACGTCGGCACGCAACCCCTGTATAGCGGTGGTGTTAGTGTTAACGTTGTTGCCAAGATCACTTATTTGTCCGTTAATGGTGTTGATATCGCCTTTGATTTCATCGATGTTATGTTCAATTTCAGCGGAACGCGATTCCAAAATTTCTATAGCTGTATCGTGATTAGCGGTTTTGGTTTCCAGCGCCGATATTTTCATGGTGTTGCTATTTACTTTGATATTGAGCGCTGATATATCAGTTTCATGCTGTTCGGTTTTAGTATTCAACTCATTAATCTCAACTATATTGTTGATGATTTTTGTGCCCTGCTGTTCGGTCAAGGTTTTCAGGTCTTCAATCTCGTCGTCATGCTCAGTCGCTACCGCTTGTAAATCGTTGATGCTATCAGTGTTTGCTGTAACTTTCGCACTCGTATCATCCGTTTTACGTTCCAATTTGCCGATAGCGCCGTCAACAGTGTCAGTGCTTTCTATAGGTGATGTCGCACCGGGTTTAACGTACCCGGTCATATTAATATCATTGGCGATAGGTATATCCGGTAACTGTGTCGACGTAACTTTGCCGCTTCCATCAAGAGTGGCCACACCGTCAGGTTGTCCGAGTTTATCGACGTTTACGGCATTGTCGAAGTTGTCATTAATTACTTTATTTTCTTCTTTTATAGATTGACCGATTTTTACTTTTTTAAAATCCATACCTTACCTCCTTAATATAATTCGTCCGTCATATGGTATATCAGTGATCAATGTCAGTGTACCGTTTTCTCGTTCGTAAAAAAACGTCACCGGTTCATATACGTTTTCTATAAGCCGTTCCGCAAGTGTCACGTATGCGTTTAAATCGAGATTGTGCGCCTCAGCGGGCACTATGATTTCGTATGTGCTGTCAGGTTGAAGAATCCATTCATCTGTATTTATCATCATAATGAATAAGTCATTAATCGGAGGTTTTTTACTTTTTCCAATTGACGGCTCGATAATTATGCTGAATATGAATGAACTGATTCGCTGTCCGTTACACATAAAAACAAGTTCGATTTCAGCGACACCTGTTTCTTCTAAAACTTCGTCGGGAATATCAATAGTTACGACATTTTTATTAAAAGTAACATCTGTATCCCATGTACGTTTCTGCCCATCCGTAAGTCTATAATTGGTATACGCACGGTCAAAATTAGCCGATTCACCGTGCTCAAGTATGGTGGCTATTAATTGTGAATCGTCATATTGATGATATACCAACTCTATTTTATAAGGAGTGTATAAATCAATCTCAACGATTTGTGTTCGTTTAATCATCATCCTATAATAGTCCATCCGTATTGTAGATAAACAAACATACAGATTGCTCCATTTGGTATCGTTCTACTATTCCATGGCTGTCCTCCATTATCAACGTTAAATACACCTAATGTCCCAAAATCAAATTTCAAAGATTGCGCTGTATGTCCGTTTTGAAATTCTACGAGTAATATCATGCCTCTTTTGATTTGTGTTGGTAAAAAACTACTATAAAGCACTTTAATTTCCGTGCTCGATGAGGTAGTTGTCCTCGCTTCGAGGAATATAGGCGTTTTAGGTTGTGCCATAGGGCTTATCAGATGCCATGAATCCGCACTGCCTTGTCTATCTCCCCAGACAAACATATACCATGTATTAGGGTCTATATAGCCATTTTCAAAATAATCCATGCCAACACTAACAGAAGCCGCTTTTCCATTGACATTAAGTATAATATTCTCGGCAGTATTCCCGGAATTGAACCTCACCAAAACAATATCTGGCATACCATCGGTATTTAGATCAACGATCTTTTCAGAGGCAGAGGCAGACGAATAACATACACCTTGACCTATTGTTTTTGTTGAAAAATTGGGATTAAACAACTCCCAAGTATTATTGGAGCTAAGTATAAATAAGTGCGACTTTCTTGCAACTATGAAACCCTGATTGCCGTATATATCTCCATAGGATATCATGGAAGTGTAATCATCAACTGATAACGCTAAATATTCATTATAGTCAGGTGTGTTCTCGAAAGTTACAAAAACCAGACTCCCAATTTCGCCCGAAAAATCACCTTTAGTGGTTGTAACTATTTGAGGGTTGCTATCACTTGATGAAGAACATATGCCATGATATACCCCACTTGAATCCTTTAACGATAATAAAGCTGTATCAATTTTCGTCGTGTTTGCGTTAAATACCGCTATATCATAGTTTTCTTGCGGAAGCGGTAAAGCTAAATTGTAATTTGGTGTGTAGTTTGCCATTTATATTTCCTCCATTCGTATTTGTAAATGTGTAAATTCGGATAATTGCGTATGCGTAAATTCGGATAAGTGATCATGAGAATTATAATTATAAGGTAAATGTTCTAAATCTTCTGTTCTTAATTCGCTGTGCGTATACCGTGCTAATTCTTCGTGTGTAAATTCAGACAGTACCAAATGCGAGTTGTATTTTAAGAATACATTTATAACAATGTTTGCCGGTACGACTCTATGAAGCAAATCAACAACCGCATTAAAATTCTGTTCCGCTATCAAATCAACTTTAACTATCAATGTATAAATTTCATTGAGCAATTCGAGTGAAAAACCATCTTTACCACATAAATTTGTTAACATTTCTTCAAGCATGCGTATTGTGTAAGGCAATGAAGCGTTTAACATAGTCAGTATCCTAAATTTACGAGTTTCCAATGTATCAGCAGCACGTGGAATAATGTTCAGTATACGTTCCCATCGTTGAATCCCGTACAATGTAGACTCCATGATAAACTGATTGAGAAACGCTGTATCGACGTTATCCCACATAAGCTCAAATTCAGGCTGTTCAGCAGTATCAAAAACCGCTATATATTCCCTTACGTTTTTGATTACAGGCGGCAAATAATCAATTAATCTTCTATGCAACATTTAATGTACCTCGTATAGGTATATAGTCGCTTCCGAGTATCATGTTTTGCGCTTGACCGTTAAGCGTAGTATCGTAAACGTCAATCACTCCCTGCAACGCCAGTAACCTTACCTCGATGTTGCTTATACGAACAACCGTTACTTCTGTATTATCCCATTGCGACGCAAGTTCGGTGAAATAATCATCAATAGCGGTTTCGGCAAATGGTTTTATATCATCCCAAGTCCACCCACTCTCAAGCGTTAGGTTTATGACAATATTTATCGTCGTTGAACTTACGCCTGTGACGGTAACTACATGCCCGATCGGAGCGATTCCATAGCCTAACCCTTGATTTTGCGTAGGATCAATTGCCGTTTGCACACTAGCGATAAGAGCTTGTGTTGGCGGATTATAGTCGCTGTCAATGATCACGAGCTTCACTGTACCGCCGCCATTCCAAACCGGATGCACTTTGACACCACCGACGCCTTGCAACGCTGTAACATGTTCTTTGTAATCCTTAATATTACCACCGAATGCAGTAGAATCCAGACTGTCGAAAAATCTTTGCCGTAAATGTTCTGTTTCTTCTACGTCTTCACCCGGTATCAACAATTGTGTTAATCTTGCTGTCGTCAACCCTGCGATAAAATCAATCGGTATAAGTCTTCCAAATCTGTCGTTTGCGACGCTTCCGGGCGTTTCACACTGCAAGCGGTAAATTCCTGTTGAAATACGTTCAACAACGACATAATTCAGCTCTGTATTCTGCAATGAAAATCTCGAGCCTATCGGAACATTCATATTGAATTCGCCTTGTACAATAGCGTTTGTAGCCGGATACGGTACAATTCCAAATTCACTCACGCGTTTGATTAAATATTCACGTGTCGCTGTATCGGCGTACGTTTCGTTAAGTATCGTATTAAGCTGTATATACATATTGACGAGTTCAACGGCGGCAGGAGCTAAAGCATTAAAAATAACCGACCCTTCCCTCGTGTCGAGGTTGGAATCAGCTTGTTTTACTCGTTCAATCATACGCATTAATATCGTTTGATATGTAGGCATCTCAATCATTTATATTATCAACTCCTTGTCTATTGAAATTTCGCCATAAATACTTGTGACCATAAATATAACGTGCAATTTATTACTATCAGATTCAAATCTAAAATCATCAACACGCCTGATTCGTGCATCTTGTGATAACGCTTCGATTATTCGGCGTTTTACTTCCGGTATTACGTATGAAGTGTTGCGACCGATAAGGTTCTTAAACTCAACGCCATAATTCCAACTGTATATCAGATAATCATATCGTTCAATATTTAATACTAAATATATTGCTTGTGCCAATGCGCTCAGGTTATCAATGTGACCGGATATATAGTTTTCGTCAATATGTATTCGATATGTCCGTGTAGGCAATTCGGCAAACTGAAAATCCGGTAATAAATTATCATTGGTTCTCGGAATCATTATCTACCATCCTATCTAATACGATGTATTTTTGACCGCCCTGAATACGAAGTAACATAACTCTTTCACCCTCTTTAAGTCCCAAATGTACAGTAAACTTTTTTATTCCTTTATAACCATGACGATGTATAGTATCGCTCACATAATCTTCGGTTTCATGTTCTACTGTCATATCAACGTCGAAATCCCGTAAAAGCGAAGTCAGTATTAATTGCGGTTCTTCAAGCTGCGTTTTCTGGTCTATTTTTATTGTAAGCGGCGAAACTGCTTCAACTGTACCATAATAAATTCCAGTCGGTTTGCCGTTCTCTACAGCGTCAACAGCCGCTTTTTTAATAGTTTCAATCATGAAATAAAACCACCACCTCTCAAAGTTAAATTCATTGTATGTTCGTCTTTTTTGAATATGTGTTTTGCTTTCTCCACCATCATATAATTATTAACCACGATATCGCCGAGATCGAGATTTACGGGTATCAGACAACCCGGACGAACTCGTATATCACCATAAGCGTTATTAATGGTCAAGCGACGTGCTTTGCTGTTGTATAGCGATAATAAAGAATCCGCCATAACTTGACCGTTAACATTACCGTCGATTGTCTCGAAATGCTGTAACACACCCCAAGCGCCAATGTTACTTCCGTCCTGAGCCATAAAAGTTTCACGCACACCGTCTTCTTCGTTATTGTACATAAGTTTGATTCGGTTATATGTTTCGCTGTCAATTGTAGATGCGTAATCAAAATTTTCACCGGTCATATCGTTAATAAGTACATCAAGTTTCATCGATTCTATATCTTTGAGCGTAAGTTTCCCGAAATCGTCATATAAAACGTACATTCTGTTCCGGTTCTGCAATGTGATTTCAAGTGCCGTCTGAATTATATCAAACAGCGTTTTATTATCCTCAATGCGTGATGGTATTTTATATGATGTATCGACAATATCGCCGACTTCCAGTTCAAAGTCTGAAGCTATCATATTTATAACTTCGGACGCTGTTTTTCCTGCGTAGATATAAGTATCTTTGTTTTTGAGATATCTCATCTGATCATATGCTGTTACTTTAATTATTCCGTTTTTGTTACGCCCTTTGGTAAACACGAATCCGTGAAATGCCTTTGAATCATCACTGAAAAATGAAACAGGATCCCCTTCGGCAAAATCAAGTTTATTGTCTTTAACAACATTGAACGTTAATTTGCCGGGAAATCCTTTGCGTTCTAAATCAAGCTCAATGCCGTCTTCAATAATGGGAATGTACTCATTAATCATCAAATTATACATAAATCACCTATGGCAGCATCAAGACAGCGCCGACATTAAGCTGATTGGGATTCGTCACACTGTCTTTGTTAAGTTCCCATATTTCATTGTATCGTGAACCGTCGCCGAGATATTTTTTCGATATGTTCCACAAGCTGTCACCTGATTGAACGGTATGAGTGTTCCCCAACGGATTACTCGGCGATGGTCTTGTGTCGCTTACTGTGGCAGTAGCCATACCGCCTGAAGAAGGTCCGCTTTGATTTATCGTAACTGTTTTTGTTCCATAATCTCGGTACTGTTTAAGCCGTATTGAAATAATTAAATCAAAACCGTTTTTAGCGTCTTCTGTGATAGTGTAATCTTCAAGACTGACTTTCATGTTGGTATCAAATAACGCTCGTTGCGATGGCATATCACGCCATACAATAAACTGAAACGGTTCTTTGGTAGTTTTCATACGCTCCAATTGTCCTAAATATGAATCGGCGGAGCGAGAACCGTTAGCGAATGGATATTCTCCACCCTGCGGTATCATTATATCAAATGACATTTCGGTCAATCCCGGGTCTTTGAGAATATTGACTTCCGATTCGTTAATCAAATTTATTGTCTTGTTTTGATTTTTAATTTTAGTTTGTAATTTTGCAGGAGTGACAGGAAGTTCTATATCACCCATGTAAAATATATATGCCATTATGTATACACCCCTTCAGCCGCTATTTCCATTTCCTCTCGCAAGCGTTCGCTCAATGTATTAACAACGCCGTCGATATCCATTTCGGAGGAGATTTGATTAACATTATTCATATCAACGTGAATTTCCGCTGTGGCAAATCGGTTAATTGCGTCACGTTCGGCTATGTCACGCATATATTTAAGCTCTTCGTTTGTGAGTGATAAAGAGTCTGCCATATCGCCTGTGTTTTCAGAAATCATTCCTATATCGCTGTATATACCGTCCCATTCACTACCACCGATTCCTCCGAAAGCGTCACCTATACCGTTTTCTATACCCTCGCCAAATGAATATCCTGCGTCCCATGCCTTGCCATATTCGATACGGTCAAGCTGAAACACTTCACGGTTTAAAGTGACAGCGTTATCATTTTTACCCCATGATAAAACTTCTTTTTGCTTTTCGTTCAGCCATCCGGTAGAATCAGTTCCAAATATACTGTCAAAAATGGATGTGAATATTTTAGCGAATGATATCAAGCCTGACAACATACTCCCTAGTAAACTTTTAAATGCGTCACCGATATTATTGAAACCGCCATTAAATGCGTTATATATCCATTCAACAATAGATATTATAGGCTCGATTAAATTCCATAACGCCTGTAATATAGCGTTTATTACTCCGGCGACTACATTCCATATAGCAGCGCCGGCTGTAGCGATAGCACCGGTTATAATTCCGGTAGCACTAACTGTTGTGTCCTTTGCTTTATTCATAGCGTCTACTACTTTATATATAATAGCTATAATCGCCAAGACAGATATGATTATCCAGGTCATAGGTGAGGTTAGTAATGCGCCGTTGAGTATTGCCTGTGCGCCAGCTTGTACCATTGTTGCCGTAGTCCATACGGCAAAAGCCACTCCTATAGCTGTAGCGACACGGGTAAATGTCGGAGCAAGTGCTTCCCAGTTGTCAATGATCCATGTAGCGCCCATCGCCAATTTATCAAGCAATGGCTGTACCGCCATGATGATTGAGTTACTCGCCACAGTCCATAATTGTCCCCATGTCATAGGCATTTCGGCGAATACGGCGTTAGTTTCTTCTGCGGCGGATAGCATCGCGTTTTTCATTATATTAGCAGTAATTTCACCGTCAGACGCTAACTGACGCACTTCACCTACAGATACGCCGAGATAATCAGCGATCGTTTGCGCTACAGAGGTAGCGTTTTCAAATACTGAATTCAGTTCATCGCCACGTAAAACGCCCGAAGCCAGCGCCTGAGTAATTTGTCGCATTACGTTAGCGGCGTCGTTTGCGTTAGTTCCTGATATTGCAAATTGTTTATTCAACTGTTCGGCAAAAGCTATTGTTTCGGCGTTACTACCGAATGCGTCTTTCGCTAACATACCCAGTTTCGCTACTGTATCAGCTGTAGCTTGATATGATCCTCGTGACCTTTGAGCGGATAAATATATGTCATGTTGTAATTCCGCCAATGTTCTCGAACCGTCGTTTATCATGTTTAAGCGTGCGTTTATACCGCTCATTTCATCCGAAAACTCAAAAACTTTTTGTACGGTTCGTATCGAGGCGAAAGCGCCAACCATAGCACCGATTTTCCCGGTCAGTCCTCCAGCCAAGCCGCTACCGGTATTTAAACTGCCGTTAAATTGTTTCTGCGCCGTATCGGCGTTTCTGATGCCATTTTCCATGCTGTCAAGAGCGATTTGCGCTTTGGAAATTTCCTCTCTCATAATGGTGAAATCTTCAGATTTGATACCGGTTTTTGTCTCGTCATTCAGCGTTTCAAATGTACTAATTAACATATTTGTCGTAGTAATAATCGACTTAATAACCGGAGTCATACCATCATATAATTTCACTGAACTTTCTAATATTCCCATCTAATCACCCCTTGCTCTTGATTTTTTTAGATTCTTCCTTTTCTGTTTCGGTTCTGACTTGAATACACGCTATAATAAAGGCTAATTCTTCACGTGATAGGTTTAAAACTTGAGACGGCAACAAATGAAATTTATGTAAGCAATAATACGCCACATTGAAACCATTGTCGCCGTCTCTTATTAGTTTTTTGCTTCATCAACGAGGTCGTCAATAGTATCCTGACCGTTCAACTCATTAATTTTAGCGATTAAAGCGTGATATTCACCGGCTTTAGATAGTATTTTCAACAATAACTTTTCAGGGTCTTTCACACCGTAACTATCCTGCAATTCCGCGTTATATAAATCAGGATAAAGAATACATGCTACTGCTGTTTTCCTGAGATATAAGTTGGAATCGAGTTCCTGCGTGTACTGATTTTTCTTACCCGGTATAGGTACTTTTTTCATACACTGTGTTCTTATAGATTCGTCAGTTTCGCTATCTACACAACGTAATTCCCATTCAACAGGATTACCGTTTTCATCAGTGATACGTTCGGTAGCGACATATTTTACAGTTCCGACCGGTTTAACATTTTTCGCTAAAAAAGCGGATAAATTATTCATTATAAATTCCTTTCAACATTTGTGTAAATTACATACCCTGCAACGGTTTAAATTCTTCAGGCATTTCAAAACTTTCGTATGTACCGGATATTTCTTCATTTAATACATCTTCGTCGGCGTCAAATTTCGCGAGTATGAAATCTTCGCAAAGGCAGTCTTTATGTATTATCGTCTGTCGTCCGACCGCCGTTGTCGGGTCTTCGTTTGTTACCTGAATTTCAAAATACGGTATTTTACCTGTATTCTGATACGTGTATGCTAATTTGCGCATTATCGACTGATTAAAATGCGCTGTAGCCGTCCATGTACCTTTACCGCCTACCATTTTATGACCTTTATTAACTTGTCCCAGTATAGGCACTTCGACGACTGTCGGTGTATACTTTGATTCAAAGTTAATTAACTGCATGAAATTATACCGTCTGCCTTCGATGGTTATATAACATTCAGCAAGCGAACCGGACGGAGTATCTTTAGCGTTCATGACTTGATTATTCATGGTTTACCTCCTTACGCTACAATTACAGTCATATACAACCGTGTCATAGCATTGATGATTGTGATATAGTTACTTACCACAACAGATTCCTTTGTTTCACCCTGTTCGACTTTAAGCGTGTCAGGCTGAAAATCTTCTATTGCTCTGATACGCTCAAGCGCACGATTATATGATACAATATCACTCCATAAGCTAACTCTGCCGGACTCGTCATTCGGAATCGCACCTAGATATTTATCATTGAACAACACAGCAATATCATTAGCGATCTGATCCGTAATACGTACCGTCTGATTATTCGCGAATATCGAACCTTTGTTTTCCGCAAACGATGTAAATGTGTTTATATCGTCTAAAACTCTTATTGTGTCTGATACTCTATGGAACGTAAATAATCCGTTTCTTATATTGGTTTCAAGATCGGTTTGCGTATAATTTGTATTAATATCATACTCACCGGTATATATTTTATTAGTGAGACTTGCGTTGATCGCACAACCTGCCGAAGCGCCTGTTACCCAGTAAATTAATTCCGGTGTAGCGTTATTATCAACCGATATGATGGATTCGTGATCAGCTGCTTCATGCTTATGTACTACGCACTGAAAGCGCAAGCCGACTGTTTCACGCATGCGAATTGTAAAATTGACAAATAACGCTTTAAGTGTCACATCGTCTGACGGACAGCCAAGCGTATTAAATGAGTAGCTTTCAATTTTATCAAGGAACTCCTGATATTTTGCGTTTGATATTGTTCCATTTGTGCCGCCTGTTAATGGTACGCCCGCCGTTATTGCGAGCGGCGCTGATTTAAATTCTACCCAAGCGTTATTCTTCAACTGAGCCGCCCCTGTGACAGTTTGCGTATCAACAACAGTTGTATCGATCACAGTAGATACGTCATATATAGGATTTTGTACTGTAGACGCTGCATTGTCAGCAATAATAATTTTTAAGTCGTTTCCACGCAGTCCGGAATATAAAGCGGTTGCGTATGTATTAGCCGCTTTAACGCCGCCGCCATTTACACGATACAAATACGCTGTGCGTGCCCCGAGAAACAAATCTCTCAATGGTTTAAGCGTGTCAGCGGTATAAGGGTGACCAAATATTTTTAATGACTTGCTATAAAAATCTTCAGCGGTTACGGTAATAATATCTGTGTCATTGCCCCAGTCCAATACCAACGGCACAGCCGCGTATCCTCTGTCGGATATAGTCGCTGAAGCACGTGAAGCACTGATTATGTTAACATATGAACCCGGTAATACTTTGTTTTGCGTGGTAAAAGTTCCACCGCCTAAAGCCATGTTATTTCACCTGACCTTTCATAAATTTTTCAAGTTTTTTATCTACGTCCGATATCGTGTGCAAGTCATTATCTTTGAGCAACACACGTAATATATCAGTACGGTTTTTATATTTATCCATTTTCAATATGGTTTCTTTACTATACTGTTTTTCTTCCATTATCTCACCTCAATATTATGTTCGAGTTCTTCCATTACATCGTGTTCGACATACCGTATCAATGTCATATTAAAACTAACAAAGAAATGCAGTACACCGTCATTGATTGAATAAGACATTTCTGTACCACGAAGTAAATCGTCGTTTAACAGCGTTATATACTCTAATCCACAGGTTAACTTATCGCCGACAGACTGCATTTCTATATTATTATTTTTATCAACCGGAAAATAATGTATATCAAATGAATGATTGCCCCGATACCGCTGCCCTACAATCTGATTCCGTTGTATATTCAAACTCATGATGAAAAACGCCGGAGTTACGAGATTCTGCTCAAGGTCTTCATCACCGAGTATCAGATAATCATCGCCGAATATATTATTTATCTTCCGTGATATACCGGTTACAATATCAGTTACCATCTAATAACTCCTTCAATACTTTAATCGTTGTTTTTTCGATGATTTTATCCTGTTTTGCTCGTACCGCCTGTTCTGTTTTTGTCAACATAAATTGCCCTTTAACCCAACCTCTGTGATTCCGCGTACGGTGTCCAAATTCAACGTATGAAGCGTAATCAACCGGATTTACTATTTCGGCGGTATATACATTCCCTTGCTTCACTGCTGATGTAAAAGTCCACCCTTGACGAAGAGTGCCGCCCTGATGAACCGTGAATTTTTTATTTCGCATTCTGCCTTTTTTATCAGCTTCCACGATATTACGAGTAATAGAGTTACCGACAGGCGTTAATTTGACAACACTGCTGTAAGTTCTTGCGACAATTTCATTAACCGCCGCCTTATATGCCTGATTCAACATACCCGGGTATTTTCCCAGCCTGTCACGGAGTTTCTTAAAATCATCAAATTCAGCACTCATGCCCAGTCCTCCATTTCAAGGATAATTTCCTGATGTTCGCTATAGATTGCAGGTTTACCGCTTGATTTATAGCTTGCAGTTCGTCCGTGCTGAGTAGCGACAACTTTACATCCGGGAGGTATATTCCACTTGTTAGATGCAATCAGTTTGATTTCCTGCGTGACCTGTGAAACGTTCTTAACGTCCTGTGTGATTGGAATTCTACGATAAGATACTCTACACGGTATAGCGGAATAAATCAGCGTAGAAGCGAACTCTGTACGCTTGGTGACGTTATTGACGGACGGTGTCATCTTATACACGTTAGCTTTACCGATCCACAGTTTTTCAAGTACACCCATAAAATCACCACCGCAAACGCCGATATGCCGTGAGTTGTTTTTTGGCATTATCAATAAGATGATTTATGAGTTTATCTAATTTCTGCTCTGTAGTCAGTGTACCGTCACCGATAGCGTATGTGTATGATGTATCGCCTTCCGTTATTGATTTAATAACAGGGGTCATATCAAAACCGCTTTTTTCGTTAAGTTGTCCGGAGTTCTTTTTCACTTTGAGGAATTCACCGCACACCATGTCAATAGCGTGATATTTCAATTGTTCCGGTAATGCAGAAAGGTTACAGAAAGTCGTAATAAACTCTGTAACCTTAGCTATGCAAAATTCAGTAACTATAGTATCTGTATTGATGGTAAATGTATATCCCAGCGAACCCAAGCGGTTTGTTACATCACGAAGTTCAATCATTTTTTCTTCTTGTCCGGTTCGACGACTTCAGGCGGTGTTTCATCTGACTGATCATCATCTTCAGGCGGAATTTCTTCGATGACTTCATCCGGTAATATCTCGTAATCATCAGGATGTTTTTTTACACGTTTTATTATACTTGCGTCCTGTACATCCCAAACTACGCCTGTTTTCTTATTTTTAACTTTCATAATCACAACTCCTTACGAATTGCCGGTTAAACAAATCAATGTTTCCGGTCTGAATACCTGTGCGCCATATACATGTAAGCCTTTCATAGCGTCGCCAAAACGTTTTTCAGGACGGAAACTTTCAACAGAACTAATCTGATTAGCAAAGCTCCAAGCTATGTTAGTGCCGGCGAGTATCTTATACTTTGTGCCATTTGTGTTAGGTACGTTATTTGATTCCATTACATTAAATCCTGCCGCTGTACCAACAAGTCCGTTCCGCAGTGTAGCTTCAGCATTACCGCCACCGGTTTTCACAAATCTATCATCTTTGAGTAATAAACCGTGAAACCATGGCGGAACTATTACCCAGCGTCCGGCTTTACGAACGTTCGCTTCTGATAATTTCGTCCCCATATCAACAAGATACTCGTAAGCGTTTGCGGCGGTTAATGCAATCGGTGAAGTGTCATTGCCGATGGTCTGACCTGCGTCTATGTAATGCGAAGCTATGAACTGATCTGCTACATCAGCTAATCTATACGCCGCATCTGATATTACAGAAGACATGATTTTCGGATGCTGCTGTGCCTGATCGATATCATCGATCTGAAAGTTGAACGCTTTTGCCTGATCAATGAGCAAAAGCGATTCTTCGTCTGTTAAAGTCTGAAGTTCGGCGATGTCTGTATTTTTCACGTAATCAATTATGTTAACCGGACCGAAATTGTGAACCCTTACGGTATCACCAAAATTCTTAATTTCACCTTCGTAGTCAGTATTAATTACACTCGGCTGACCATACACGAGTATTTTTCTTAATTCAGCAAGTATACCACCGCTCCATATTTGAGGTATAAATCTATCAATTGCCATTTTTATATATCTCCTTATATTTTATTTATTTTTCGCCAACGACTGTGTAACCGTGTCCCAATTGTTAGCGATTTCTTCTTGAGACATCGTTTTAATTTTTTCCATTGTTAACGCCATTCCAGAATTATCTTTCTTTTCAGTAGGAGTCAATCCTTTGAAATTCTGAGGCTGATTCTGAGGTTCAGCACTGTCAAACAAAAAACTCGTATCTTCTGATTTCACGAGTGATTTTATCTGTTCGGACAAACCTTTTACGTTGCCTGTATCATCAAGATCAAATTTATCCTGATCTTTAAGTAATGCTTTTACCGCTGTCAAGTTTTTAGCTTTAGCGTTCGTCAACGCCGATTGAACAGCAGTATCAATTTTCATGCTTTTAATCGCCTGAGCGTGTTCTTCATCTTTTTTCTTATTTTCGCCCTGAAGAGTGGTGATTTGCTGTTTCAGCGAATCAATATCACCTGTCGATTTTTTCAGCGTTTCAAGCTGATTGTCACGCTCTTTAATGGTAGTTTCGGCAGTAGCGAGTTTGGTATTGACTTCGTCAAAGCGGTGTTTTGGAATAAATGTATCATCCAATAATTTCATCGCTTCGGTAGCCTGTTCTTCCGTCAATCCTATCGCTATTAATTTTTCTTTTGTCATAATAATTCAATTTCCTTTCAAATCACGTTTTTTTACGTGGGTATCGTCCACGAATTTGTCTCGTTCTTTTACGTCAGCGATACCAGAATGACGAATTTTGGGCATAATAAAAGCAACCTACTTTGTAACTCGTAGATTGCTCATCATATGAATTCGACGTTTGTTATTTCGGCGGTGTATAGTTCTGTGGTATATATACCATTGTCGATAAAGATACTCTCACCGTCCGGTTCATTATCCGCCTCGCTGGTATAACCGTCCGGTAAACCCTCAAACGTTTTGCCATCGTCTATTGTTACTCGGATTTGCTTATTCCAGTTGTCATCCATAATATCTAAATATCTGTTAATGTTAATTCTATATCCCTCCCATTCGGTTTAGCAGGCACAATGTGCACGCCTTTTTTTGAATAATGTATAAGTCCGACTTTTGTATCAAAACTATCACCTTTTTTAGTTAAATATTTACCGATATAATCAGTGTGTACAAAACGTTCTCTTTCAGTCCATTCACCTTTAGAGTCAGGAATTGGTCTTGACTTGCCGGCATATAATTTAATCAACTCGTCAGGATCGGCAGTTAATATACTGTTGCCTTCTTTATAGTTATTTGTACCGACGATGTGCTTGTCTTGACGACCTCGATGAATAGTCAGCGGATAATTATTGAGGATATCGGCGTGAACCTTATCTTTAAATTCATTATACCATTTATCCTCTGATTTGTCAATGAATTTTGCTTTCCATTCCTTATAAGTCATATCATCGGGAATGTATATTGTCTTACCGTTTTCGTCACGTGCGGCACGTTCACCCGGCATATCGTCAAAGTAAGGAATTGCTTGTGTTCTGCAATTCGGATGAAATGGCGGAGCTGTGTCTCCTACTTCATAATCTTTCATATCGAAAATTCTACCGTCCATATCTTGGCACACTTCACTCGTTTTTATATCAAGCGTGGCTAATATCTGATACTTCTCAGCACCTAACTCAATAAAACCTTCTTGATTTGCCAGTGAAGCTATCCAAGCGGTCTCTGTGCGTACTACTCGTGCCGCTTCGCCCAGTGATCGACCTTCTATTTCAGCAATCTGTTTGATTAGCTCACCTGAAGATTTACCGCCGTCCATTACCGACTGGATCAACCCTGTTTGCATTGTGTTAATCAATCTCGTTTTATCGCTCCATATGCGGTCACTAAATGTACGACCGTCAGGAGCCCAAGGACGTTCAAGTACTTTTTGTAATCGCTGATTGTCTATTTTCGCTATGTTCCAACCAACATTAATTTCCTGCTGTCCGGTAAACATTGTCCGGTAATATGTATTTTCGTAAACATCGCGCATAGCGTCAGCAGTGATTTCGAGGCGTTTACTCGTGATTATTTCGGCTGCTTGCTGAATTTCAATCATTCTCGCTTGTCGGCGCGAAATTTCAAATCGTCCGGCAGCGTTTTCGAGTTGCTTCATCCATCTGCCGTCAAGCGCGTTTTCCTGACCGTATTTGATGTACTCCTCAACCGTCCATTTAAACTCAGCAAGTTCATTTTTAGTGAGTAACTTTCGCATATCAGCGACAGACACTTCATTATTTTCTGCTAACCTATTGTACCAAATTTCAATTTCTTTAGATAATTGACGCTCAACTTCACGATAAGCGGTTTCAAGGTTAGCTATACTCTCGTCCGTGATAACTCTGTTACTCGCTTCAATTTCCAACATACGAGTTTCCCAGTATTTACTCATTCAATTTCACCTGCTGTGGAAACGCTCCGGTGTAATTATCAAACTCTGCTATTTGTTTCTGCCGTTCAGTTTCAAGGCGATTAATCTCCTCCTCGCTGTTATTAATCCAAGGATGCTGTTTTACAATAGTTTCATGCGATATGATACCCATTGATTTACGGCAATTATCAATCGCTTCGGATTCGTTGATGAGTATGTCACGGTTGAATATAACTTCGACGTTTTCGCCCGAAAAATCGCCTTTACCATTATTAGCAAGATGAACATTAATGAACCAAAGCAGCTCCTCGAAACTCGCTTGATATTCTGTCTCCATACCGTTAGCGTCAAGATCAATGTCCGAATACATAGACTGAATATTCATCTGATTCGGATTTCCTGACATTCGCTCAGATTTAGCATCATAACCTTTGGCGTTTTCAATCAAGGCTTTTTTGAAGATTTCAAGTATACTGCGATAATTCTCAGTATTTATTTCAACGGTTAATGTATCAATACCGCCTTTACCGTGTTCGTCAGTTTCGATTTTTACCGCTCCGTATGTAGCGAGATTCTTACGGAATTCACCGAGATTCTCACCGCCGTAATCTTTAATGACGAGAATTGTATTTCTTGCGTCTTCCTGCATATTGTTTTCAAAGTCGGACAGCATTGTATTTATACCATCTTGAAGCGTCTTGCACCGTCGTATAAGTGGTATCTCTTTACTGTTTTGTTTAAACGGTATCAAAGGTATACGCTCCCAATTAAACGGCTTATCCGCTATATGAATATAACTATCGGAGGGATTTTCAACTTCTTCGACTAAACCGTTTTGCCATACATAACGCTCAACACCGTCCTTTGTGTAGATTTCCACTTTCTCGACTTTGGTTTTATCAGTTCCCTCATATGCTTCAATTTCAAAGTAACGAACAGCAAAATCAAGTATAGTGTGTTCGCTGTCTTTCCAAAACGGCAACACCTCATGAGACTCAAAGCGTTTAAATTTAAGTTCACCGTTATCATCATAATATGGATGAAGCCATGAAATACCGCCGTTAATGCTATCCTCACCGATATTACGCAAGGTACGCTTGAATCTACGTCCGAAGATATCTTGCAATAACTTTTGATAGTTCGCATTTTCTGAGTCGAACGTAATCGGCTTACCCAATAAATAATTAGTTTTTTGATCCACCATTTTAGCGTATTGGTTATCAATGATACGATTATTCGGTAGATTACGGACAGGAATCAGTTCACCGCTATCGCCAATCGCCATACGCTGGCGTGTCAGTATATCGTGTTCACCAATATAATACCGATTCCCGAGTAATTGTTCCTCTCGTTTATCTGACGTGAGCCAAGTTGTGATTTCACGCTCTATGAATTTCTTATCTGTCATCGCTGTACTCGCTCCACGTTCAATTATATTAACAAATTGCTTTGTAATGCTAATTCAAATCACCTCCAAACGCATATATGCGTTATTTGAAACTGTATGTTGCCCCAGTTTTGTTAAATTGTTCTGCTACACCTGTTGTAGCGTCCGGAGCGTCATCATGCTTGTTTTTACCTTCTTTTTGGTAACTAAACATTGCGTTATAATACTCCGGAAACCTATCACGCCAGTTTGACGGAAAATATATATGATTACTAACCCAAGATGAATTAGTCAAGATACGTGCTTGTTTATTCTTTGATTGATGAAACCATTTAACGTCGCAAACGTTAGATTTATGTTTTTCACGCATTATACGGTCAACACTGCGTGCGTAACCTCGACCGCCGTTATTAGATTCAATTTTCGCCGTATTGCAGTTAAATTTAATAAGTCGAGCCGCAAGTTCATCTTCGGTTATTTCCATGCTATCTTTTGTGTAATACACGTCAAGCACATATGCTTCGTTGTTGTAAATGCCGTAAGTGATAGCGCATAAAAAGTCCGCCCCTTCATCGGCGGTATCGGTATAATTGGCAATTCCGGTAAATAATAAATTACCGTGTTCGTCTTTGGGTAAATCAGTATAGGTTTTGAATGACTGATACAATCTGCCTTGTATATCAATCGGTATTTGCTGATAGTTCGCCGAAGCGATATCCTCACCCATTGAACGGCGCTTTTCTTCGTATGATTCACGGCTGAGGATTTCATCGCACAACATTGTATCGTCGTCTTGAAGTGCTTTCATACACACATGACGGCAATTAATACCGTAGTGATCTAACGCTCGCCCAGCAAGGTCATCACTCGCCCAGCGCGTCATTATGATTATTATCTTACCGTTCTGTTCTAATCGTGAAAGCATGGTATTAATAAACCAGTCCCAGTGTTTTTCTTTCACTGACTCGTTATGAGCCTCCTCAGCGGATTTAATTAAGTCGTCAATGATGAGAATATTACATCCGAATCCGGTAGCTGTACCTGTTGGAGATGTAGCAAGATAACTGTTATAACCGTTTTCAAGACTCCACAAGTTCATTGCGCCGTCACCACGTTTGATTTTTGTGCTCGGAAACACATCTGAATACACAGGCTTGTATTTATCAGCTTTTACTTCGTTAATTGTATTACGGACATTCTTTGAAAAAGTCGTTGACAGTATTTCATTATATGAACCAGTCATTATCTTTTGCGTGACATCTCGCCCGAGTACCCACTCAACGAAGCATGACACAGTGCGTGATTTACCGTGTCTCGGCGGTTCATTGATAATCAATACATTGTACTCGTCCGTTTCGTAGAACGCCTGTAGTTCATTACACAGCGTTACAAGATATGTTCTGTTTGGCTTATAAAAATCAGGCGATAACAAATTGCAGTAACTCCAAAACTCCCGCCGTGCTAATTCAATTTGAACTTCCTGCTTTAGGAGTCGTTTATCAATCATCGCCGATCAACGCCTTTAGTTCCTCAGTCGTCAAGTCTTTGAACGGAGATTCATTAATTATTACGTTCTGAGGTTTATCAGTACCGATAATATCTTTGATACCTTTAAGCGACTGGACAATACACCGTATTTCATATACACCGTTTTTCTTGTTTTCTAACGCTTTCTCCAGTTTTTTTAGTGCGATATCAGTAAGTTCCGTCAGCTTAGCGATACGTTCAGCTTCAGTATCGGCGATCCATTCAGCTGTTTTTCGTAGGGTTTCTGTCATAATTTTGTCGTGTTGTATCGTTTTATCATCAAACCAGTGTTCTTTTCGAGCCCTGTCTTGCAATGTATAAAATGACACGTCATATTTCTTCGCTAATTTTCGCTGGCTGATTCCGGTACTTATATATTCGTTTTTTATAGCTAACCAGTCAATCATATCACCCACCTACCAATAAAATAAGCGAGAGTCATTTTACTCCCGCTCTATATATTTCTTCATGCTACAATTTTAACATATAAAGTGCTTGCATAGTCCAAAGTTTTTAAACAAATTGTAAACTATTAGCAATATTATATAAAAAAGTAGTCCTGTGATTATAGAATGTACTGCGTTCCATATCATCTACATCTAACCGTTCATACGGATATCTGCGTGGGTATGAACAATTAATCATGATTGCTTTAGTGAGTTTTTGCCGCATACCTTCAGGTAAATCTAATCCAATACACAGTTTCGCCTCATCGACTGCGTGATTATACAAAACGTTAATGTGCTTTTCGAGCCGGTCAAGTTGTATCGTTTTATCATAAGGTTCATCAGTGATATGCCCGCTCACATGAGGAGAATATTGTCTGCATTCAATGCCGTTATCTATGTAGGTAGTATAACCCGACGGACTGCTGTTGAGTATTTTCCAACGTTCGTCAAGATACCATTTATACCTGCGGTCATAACCTTGTACAATAGCGAGGCATTGCGTTTTGACATCGTGCGGTAATTTATATTGCATAATATCCTCCTGATTTAATGTGTGATATAAGTTAATGAATCAAATTTTCTTTATTGCTAACATTTATTTACACGTTTTTCTGCTAACCGACAATAATCAGCGTTAATTTCAATGCCAATATACCGCCTATCTAACTGCTTAGCTACCATGCAAGTCGTACCGCTTCCCGCAAATGGATCAAGCACTATACCACCTGCGGAACATCCCGCTAATATACAAGTCTCAACCAACTTCGGCGGAAATGCAGCGAAATGCGCTCCTTTGTACGGTACAGTGTTGATTTCCCACACGTCCCGTTTGTTGCGTGTCACCGGAATCAACTCATCGGAAATAGAGTTTTTTACTCGAGGTCCGTTAATTGATTGCTTCGGTTGTCCGGGTATACCGTTGACATATTTGTTGTTATCGCTGCGTCCTCGTTTCATACGCTCAACCGAAGATTGTTTTATTGGATCCGCGATTGTGTCTGCGTTAAAATAATATTTTTTAGATTTCGCAAACAGGAATATATGTTCATATGCACGACTGCACCTATCTTGTACATTTTCCGGCATAGGATTCCCTTTGTACCATATGATATCGTTACGAAGATACCAACCGTCATCACGTAAAGCGAACGCTAACATCCAGGGTATGCCGATCATGTCTTTAGGCTTTAAATCCACCAGTGATGTCGGTGATGTACACACGGCGGTGTTTTTATTTCCGCCGCCTTTACCGCTTCCGTTGTAGCTGTCATTGATAACAACCCACAGAGTACCGTCAGATTTCAAAACACGTTTTACTTCACGAAATACCGTAACAAGACGGTCAATGTACGCCTCCGGTGTATCTTCGAGTCCGATTTGTCCGGCTACTCCGTAATCACGTAAACGATAATACGGCGGTGATGTTACGCAGGTGTTTACTGTGTTGTCAGGTATAGTTTTCAGACCGTCGACAGCGTCGGCGTGTATTATACGATCTATCATATCAGACATATTCAATCAACTCCGATATATTCAAGCTCGTGTGCAATATCTTTCGGAATATTATCCTCCCACAGGAAACTATTTTCAAGTATGTAATTATTGTACGTACTCGCCGTTTTGTTAGCCCGCATTTTCGCTTGTTCAGCCCATCCGACTTTCTCATCGTTATCGCTTGTGATGTACTGCTCGTATGTGAGCTTGTCGGTGTTGTAACTCGCAATCATAGCACGGCAGGTATCTTCAACTTTTTTGATAGTTTCGTAGTTGGTGCGGTCGTCGGCTTTTCTGATATCGTATATCCATTCATTGAACGCACCTGTCATTGTAGCGGCACCGACTATTAATAACGCTAAAATTAACGCAATTATCGCAATATACTTCATGATTCCGCAATCTCCAATCAATAAATTCCGTTAGTATACAAGAATTCAGTTTCATTTATAGCGTTTATTATATCGCCTTTTGCGTACATACTATAATTCTCATGTTCTTGTAACCATTCGGTAATTTCTTCATTATCATCAAAATTAAGCCCTTTACGGTCTTCGTCAAAATTGAAGAAGAATTTCAAAAAGCACTCAACGCTCGAATCGGTCGGAAAATGATTGATATTATTAACTTCATTCAAAATCGCCTTCTTGAACATATATTTCGTAATTTTCGGCTGAATATCGTCAATAACTCGAATATTGTTTTTCAGCATTTCAACTGTGTTGTAATATGCAAGAGCAAGTATGTCACGGTCAAAAGATTCATCATACACATTGCCACTCCGTGCCATTCCTGCCACACATATATCACCTATACGTTCAAATACATCAACAAGATTTACATCTTTTGGTACAAAATCTTTTAAGTGATGGCGTTCTCTGTGACGTGTTTTTCATACCAACCCGCCGTTTTGAATTCAGTGTCTTTGTATTTTGAAAAGTTATCGTAAAATTCATCAATATATTTGGTTTCGGTGTTATTCATGTTTATCACTTCTTTCTTTGATATGATATCTTTAAAATTCGTTGCAACAGGCTTTACCATCGCCACTAATATTTCATCGCTCCCGCAATGCGGGCATTTATTGTGTTTCATTTGCTACCATACCTTTCAAGGCGTTATTAACGCCTGTACAAATCCCACGGAATACGGATTAATACATTATCGTCATATCTATACGTTTTGGTTTTTTCACGCATGGAATTACACCAAACATTAAGCAACACTTGAAATTCATATATGCCATCTTCGCCGATATATTCCATACATTCTTCATCTAACTCGTTGTTTTCACATTGATGTTCGCAAGCAGTTTCTAAAATACTTTCGGCATCAAGATACAAAGAATGTTCAATTGTTCCGTATAAAAATTCAGGACGTGCGGCGATATCCGCTTCGTTTTCCTGTAATGTCCCGCTTTTATAATGCTCAAAAAATTTATCCATATTATCAAACACCGTAAAATATTCCCACCTGTCAACAACATACGCCAGTGGCTTATATATTACTTTCGGGTCATTGTGTTCATATATTATTTTACTCATCTTCTATTTCCCATCCTTTGTTTGAATCATATAAATCTTCTATTTCCTTTGTGATTTTATCAAGCGCATCTTGAAGTTTAGCTAATTTCAATTCTGCTTCTGCGATATAGTTTTGTGCATCATCTATATCACATTCTAAATCGTCACGTAATTCTATTAATTCTTCATAATTCATATTACCACCTCACTCTATATATTTCACCTGCGTATAGACCATTTAAATCGCTACCGCCCAAATCCAACCGCCCGCAACTACCGCCGTCGCCAACACTTCATACACCGATTTCGGCACATCACTGTTTACCATCATAATCACCGCCACTGCAAGCATTACAAACACAACCGCCACGAGTAACATAGCTATCGACAGCTTGCGTGTACGCTCGCTGAGCTGTGTATTAACCCACTTACCGCACTTAGCGCAGTGATGGTATGTCACGCCGTCAGCGTCCTGTGTGTAGTTGTAATCGTGCTTACAGAGCGTCTGTTTAACTAACCATTTTATCGTTTTCATCATTCGATTTTACTCCAATCTTAGCGGCGCTTAACAGCGTGGTCTATAATTCAATACGCTGATTCGCTCGGTGTAATTTGTCCGCAATGGGCTTATGCTCAGCGATAACAGCGTCTCTGTCGGCGAGTGCCTTGCGCATGTGCTTGATGTACCAGTTATACGTTTCCGACTGATCGCGACCGGTGAGTTCCGCCTGAAACTTCTCAAGCATATCGTATATGTCTCCGCAATCTATTTTCGTGTCTATGATTTCAAAATCTATTTCGCTCATCTTTTCATCTCCTAAATTATGAATGTATGGCAAATTCTATTTAATGGACTGAAAGTAAATGCTTTTGCGATTTCAGCTTCAATGTCGTTGCACGGTGGTTCAGGCTCTACGCAAGTCATACAGTGCGGTTCATCATACGCTATACGGCGAGTATCACGGTACGGTTCGAGCACGTGCCTGTATTTCAGTAGTATGTAGTCCTTACTGTACGGCGGTATGATTAATTCAACGGGGGTCGTCATACACCCTCATCATTCAGCTCATCAGCGTACGCCTGTGCTTGTTTATACGTTTCAAAGCGTTGCATATCATTTGCGATAGTTTCTTGCGTAATCCCGTCGCGCAACTCTACCGAATATATTGCGGTTCCACTATGCGTATCAGTTACAATTTCCCATCTTCTGGTTCGCTCCTTGTTGTGTTCTGCCATTCTACCCAAAGTCCGCTCTACCTTGAACCGTACTCGCTCATTAACTTCACCACGTGAGATATCGGCAAAATACCGCAGTTGCTCAATCATCACGGTCACATCAGCGATTTCATCGATTAACGCGGCCTTATAATTTCCACAATCGTCAAGAACATAATCACAGATCGCCTCGATCAATTCTTTCAGTTCCTCGATAGCTTTGTCCATCTGCGGTAAATATCCGTAATAATCCGCAATCTTACGTATATCGGGGTTGATTCCTGTTTGTTTTGGCATTTTCATAACTTTCACTCCAATAACTTTTTAAAATCGCCATCGGTATAACCCATATCTTGGTACGTCCGGCGAAGCGCAAGCTCAAAAAATTCATCAGTGTCAAAACTGCCTTGATTAACATTGCCCTCCGACTTTGACGAAGAACCGTACTGCCGCTCGTATTGCTCAAGTGTTTTCACTCCGTCGGCGATAAGATTCTCAAGTGCCTTTTTGAGATAAGCCGGCGGTGCTTTTTTACCTGCGGAAATGTCGATAATACGCTTAATGAGTTCGGCGGATACACCGTCCATTGCCGCTCCTAAGATTGACGACTTGACCGTAAGAAGTAAATCATCTTTGGGTTTTTTTCCCATAATTTCCCGATAATACGCCTTGCACGATTCAAAACAGTCATCACGCTCTTTTTGATTCTCATTTCCGTTTTTTTCCTTTCTCTCCTCTCTCTCACCGGCATCGAAGATGACGGCGTTACTTTCCCCTTTGAGGGGGTTAGGGGGAGAGAGGTATTGTCTTGTATTGTTATGTTTTGTATTGTATTGTATTGTAGGGTGTGACGTGTCACACTTTGTCACATCTGCGTCACGTGACGTGTCACGGTCTATGTTGTGTGGCGTGTCACACTTTGTCACATCGTCCATCATGTTATCATCATCAAGATTTTTATTTTTAGATTTTTTGTTATCTCGGCATTTTCTCTGTCTTTCGGCGGCGGCGGATTTTTTCTTTTCTTCAAAACCTTCCTTACTATAATCCTTCCAATCGTGAATAACATAACCGGCTTCAGTAGCGTCGATAAATCCGACATCAACCAGAGCTTGGAACAAATCAGGCTTTTTCTTCGTCCAGCCTATCGCTTCTTCGATTATCTTTTTAGGGTTTGAATATTTGCTGAGATTGCCGTCAGACGCGTTTACTGTCACCCAAGACCACATTTTAACCAATATACCTACTACAGCGTAATTTGGTAAACCCAGAGCGTCCGTGAGCCTGTCCGTTTTGTGATGTGATGGCAGATTTGAATATATCTGTAACCAGGGTATCATGTGTTAAGCCTCCTCATCTTTAGGCGTTGCTTACGCCTTGCAAGCTATAACTTCTATATGATCACCGCATACTCTCCGAATCCGCTCAACGAATATTCGTTCATTTGAGTAATTATCGGACATATGCAGTAAAAATATCTGTTTGCAGTTAGATAAATCAATGTGTGATAAATACCGTTCGCACATATCAACTGACATATGTGTGTTTGATATACGTTCAAGCAGTTTGATCCTGCCGTCCCAGTTATCCGGACGATCAATTTTCAGATCGCACTTTTTACTCTCCATCAACATTTTATCGTGATTACACTCAATAGCTATGATATCAAGCCCGTCCATTGATTTATCTACATTAATGGTATCTGTCGCGAACATCATCTTCTCGCCTGTCAGAACACTTCTGATAAAGAATCCCACTGACTCATCAACGTCATGATATGTATCAAACGGAAGTATATCAAACGTGCCGACTGTAAAACGTTTATCGGCTTCTATGATATTGATACGTTCATTGTTCGGTATATCATAAGCGCTTCCGTAAGTCATGTACACAGGCACTCCGTTTTTCATAACGGCGTTAACCGACTTTGAATGATCTTTGTGTTCATGAGTCACTATACAGCCGTCAAGCTGAGACAGTTTAAAATCAAGGCTCTGTTGTAAGTCCTTGTACTTCATTCCGCATTCGATAAGTATCTTCGTTTCACCATCTGACAGTACATAAGCGTTGGCGCTCGATGATGACGCAAGCGACAGAAATTCCATATTTACCTCCTAAAAATCAGCCGTGTCCGGCAACTCCGGTTCAGTTTCAGCCGTGTTATCTTCAAATTCCACCTTATCAGGTATATCAAATTTTCTCTGAAACGTCGGTGAATTCCGTATCTTGTTTTGAATCCATTCCGGTAATTTGGTGAACGTTTCATCATTCCAGTCCTCAAAATCGAGTTGAAATATTTCAGATTTCTGTTCAGCCACCGGAATTCCGTCAGGTATTTTCACGATACTGTCGATACTGTTGTACATAGTTCCGGGTGAATTTTTACTTTCTTTCACGCTGATTTGCAAAAACGCAGGCTTACCGAGTAAAAACGAAACGTCAAAATCATCTGCATCGTCGGTAATTTTACCGTGAAGAGCGGTAATATATTCATACATATCTGACTTTTCGTGTAATGATTGTGTCATTTCTTTTGTCATCCAGCGCGGTTTTTCCTCGCCGTCAATCTCTAATGTTTTGCCGATTATCTCAAAAACCAATATCAGTCTTTGATTGTAATTCTTGTATTTTTCATTGTACTGATCGCCTAAATCGGCGTAACCTATACACCTTGCGGCGTATGTGCCGTCATCAAGCGGCGGGATTGCTGTTCGCTGTTTTCTCTTTATTTTCAGTGACATATGATTCGCACCTCAATTCATAATCATTTTCAGATACTACAAGGCGTATAACCTGTGTATCAATATCGTATAATTCTGTTACGCACTCGGCGTTATCAACAAACAACGGAACACGGATATCATAGAAGTCAGACAGGGTTTGTATTACATCAAGAGCGGCGTTTATCTGCTCGGACCTGCTTGCGTTTGTACCGAACGGAACACCGTTGTACAGCACCTCGCAACAATCTTTGATACCACCATTTATCTGTTCTTCGAAAAGTTTGAACTTGATAATTTTAAATCTGCTATTAATGCTATCTTCAACGAATGAAACTTTATATTTGGTAAACTCTTCGCAAAGATATATACGACGGTCAATGTCCTCAATCTGAGAGGCGAGTTCTCTTTCTCGTACTATGAGTTTTTCGATTCTGCGTTCCATATCAGTAACTACCGACCTCTGTGATAGCTTTTCGTTCAATGACTTGATTTCGTTATTGGTTTTCGTAAGTTCCGACTGTAATTCAATCAATACTGTGTTAGACTCAATTTTAAGTTTATCAATCTGATTCTTGATATCGGTCTGTTTAGTCTGAAGCGCTTGCTTATCAGCGGTGTAATTATCCATATCGGTAACAACCGGAGCTTCCGGCGCTTTGAGTGATGAAAGCTGTTTGTTTACTGACTCATACTGTTTTGACAATTCAGATACTTTCTGATTCAAATCAACGACACGTCTATTGGTTGCCTCGATATCGCCTTTTATTTTAATGCCTTGCTCACGGAGCTCCATGCGATGTTTTTTCTTATTCGCCTGTATTTCATCAAGAGTAGCGCCCTCATACAAACGCTTACAAGTCGGACACATTTCATCGTTACCATCATCAGGCTTATTGTATTCTTCACGAATTCGTGAACACTCGTCTTGTAACCTTTCGGCTTTTTTCAAAGCGAATTTCACCTGATCGGCGATGGTTTCCTGTTCGTATTTTATGTTACCCAACTGTAAATTAAAGTTGTTTTTCTGAGTAAAGTATTCGCTATCATCAACTTTTGACTGTGTATTACGGTAAGCGGTGTTATCTGATTCAAGTTCTCGTATATCATTCACCAGTGAGTTGTATTGATTTGTCAAAGTCGATATTGCTGTATCATTTTTGATTTCAACGATTTTAGTAGTCAATTCTTTCGCTGTATCTTCAAGCGTTGATTTATCCGATTCGATGCCTGCGTAATCGATTTGTAAAGCGTCGTTCTTAACTTCTGTATACGCCGAGATTGATTCCGGCACTTTGTTTTTCTCGGTAACAAGCGACTTACGCTGAGCGGTCAGAGACGACTTGTAATCATCAATTGTGTGTTTATGTACATTGGGTATCAGGTCATCAAATCGGTTGTCCTGAGCCATCAGAGTAACGTCATCGGCTATGCCGCACATATCAAACAGTATCTTGCGGCGTTCCTGCCATTGAGTATCTACACAAAACATATATACGTTAGTCAGCATTTTGAACGTTGACTCATCGGATAATTCATTGATGTATTTATCAAAGTCAGTTTTCTTTGTGGGGATTTCGTCTATGTAATATTCAGATGTGTGACCCGAAAAAGTCTTATCGACTGAGCCACGCTGCTGAGTCCATACCTCGTGATAAGTTTTCTTCAGTGAAACAATCTCACCGTTGACGGCAAGTTCCACGCAAACAGTTGTATCAGCTCCGGGATATTTCACTTTGTTATCACCGTCAAGCGGCTTAATATCGAAGTTCTTATTGCCGGAACTGTCCTTATCGAACAGAATCCAACAGAAAGCGTCGTATATGCTTGTCTTGCCGATGAAATTACGTCCGTAGATGTTCATATTCACGCCGTCGAAATTGAGTTCTCTGTTGTCTATACCTTTGAAGTTGGTTATTTTCATGGTAATTAATTTAATATCATTCATCTTTTTTACTCCTATCTATTGACATATTTCGTTCGGAGCTGTATAATATATATGTGAAATATATTAGTTACTCCTTACCTGTATCAGACTCCCATCTGATATGGGTTTTTCTTTTATTCATACCAACTTATATCCAACGCCCGCCCGGTGTCACGGCGTTCGTGTTTTCTGCCGTCTGCATATGACTTACGGTAAAAGATTGTAATAGCACGGTTTTTATCAGCGTCACTAATTTCTGCTGAGATTAAAATTTGTTTAAGCATATAGTCATAGCAACTATAATGCGGAATCTCAGCGGTATCGCCGATTTCCCAAAGCTCTTCTAACATACCGGCTGTATTCACCGGATTATTTTCTTGCATATCGTGTAATTCTTTAATTTCTGATTTCGTCATTTCTTTCACTTCCTTTCCCACAGTCTGTGTGTAACTGTGTGGATTACATAATTTTCTTATCCTGTACTACCTTCATCCGGACTAACGAGCCTTGCGTCTCGAACAGATACAACGGTAATATACCGATTTGACTTACCGCGCGACCGCCGCCGTATGGAGCAAACGCAAACGGCATAGCGCCCGACATAATACATGACTGTATGTAAGCCTTATCCCTGCGGTAATACTCCGCTAATTGCTTAACGTCGATGTGTCCGTCTACGCTCTTGTTTTGAACTAAATCGTATAATTCGCCGTATCTCGTTTCGATTAATGGCGGTATTTCAAAGTTGGTTGACATGGTTTCACCTCACTTTCTTGACATTTAGTGTTTGTTGTTGTATAATATTGTAAAATACTGTTTAGGAGACGTTATTATGAAAAAACGGCGTAGAACTAAATTTATTTTTGCTACGGCATAAATTCATACAATCTTCAGAAAATCAACCATTCATTAACGATGTTAGCATAATTCTTGATGAAGCGTACGACATTGTCGCTGATATACACAAACATAAACCGAAAGGCTGAACATTACCGCTGATTAATTTCGGCGGTTTTTTATGCTATCTCATCGCCGATTAAGTCGTCTATGGTGCAGTTGAACAATTCTGCTATTATTGGAAGCAACGGTATTCGGGGATTCGTCATTCCTGTTTCCCACTGACACACCGTGCCTTGACTTACTTGTAATATATCCGCAAGTTCTTCTTGACTGAGATTATTTTCTTTGCGGTATTTTTTAATTTGGTTCACTTTATCACCTCACTTAATATATAATATTAGCTTACTCAATATTATACTCATTAAAAACGATTTGTCAATACTTTTTATTAAAAAAACTAATATTTTTTTATTGTTTTCATATTGAAATATTAGAAATTCTAATATATAATAAAATAAAACACAACTATGAGGTGTTGAAATGAATCGAATTAAAGAATTGAGAAAAAAAGAAAAGCTCACTCAAGAAGCCTTTTGTAAAATCATAGGCATAACTCAAGGAGCTTTATCCGGTTGGGAAAATGAACGGTACGAACCTGATTTAAAGTCGGTTCATAAAATGGCCGGCTTTTTCAAAGTATCTGTTGATTATTTATTAGGCGGCGATATTAATCAATCAAAAACATTAAATGCAGCAGCTGAATTAACCGAAGAAGATAAAATGGACATAGCTTACCATTTAGACATTATGCTGAAGAACCTCGACGCTAACGAGGGTTTAATGTTCGATGGTGAGCCTATGAATAAAAGAACAAAAGAAGCGTTAAAAGCCTCATTCGAACATACTCTCATAATGGGTAAAATAATGTCAAAGGAAGAGGCTAAAAATAACAGCGACGATAAGTGAGGTGCGACGTGGGGGAATGGATATTAAGAATATAATTGATGAATTAATTGCGACGAACAATACAGACGATCCGATAATAATAGCGGAAAACATGGGTATCAATGTTTTTTATGAACATCTTGAAGATATAAACGGTTATTACAGCACGGCGTTTGGTAAGCAATTTATACATCTTAATCGAAAATTAAAAGGCGAAAAACTAAAGTTGACGGCGGCGCATGAACTCGGTCACGCCATACTACACCCGAATACCAATACGCCATTCATGAGGAAGCACACATATTTTTCTATCAATAGGTTTGAGATAGAAGCAAATACATTTGCTGTGAATTTATTGATACCAGATAACGAGTTGATAGAATATCAGCGAGAAAAGTTCACTACACAGCAAATAGCAGGGATATACAATTTACCGGAAGAGTTGATTAGTTTACGAATTTACGGAACTATGAATTGTTGAGGTGACAATTATGAAATGTACACAATGCGGTAAATCAAAAATGTTTCACAATATGTTTTATAAAGACACCTGTAAAGAATGCTTTGCTAAAATACATGGTGATTTAAAAGCTGAAAACAAAAAAATGTCAAATTACATAAAAGATTTAAGAGATAACTTCCCATCAGAAATTTTCACAATAAAAGAATGTCAGGACCAAATCGTTGAATTGAGAGGAACCATTGAAGAACGCGTTGCGGCTATACAATCATTAGACCGGGAAATTCAGCAGAAGCAAAAAGAGTCTCTTGAAATAGATGATGATATAATGCTTCAAAGTTACGGTATTTATGAACCGAAATACGACTTTGTAAATTCTCTTCAATATAAAGAAAAACTTGATGGAATCAGGAGCGCACAAAAGAATTTAATCAAGAGCGGTTACGCAACTTCGGGCGGAGATAATTGGGCCGTTAACGGAAGTAAAGCGGCAGGTACAGCTATGGCAAACGCCGCCAAAAAAATGTTATTACGTGCCTATAATATGGAATGTGACATGATGATAGATAAAGTTAAATATAATAATTATAAAACATATTCAGATAGAATATTTGCATGCGAAGAAACTATATCACAGCTCGGTGAAAAAATAGCAGGTATATCAATAGCCCCCGTTTATTCAAATTTTAAAATACAAGAATTAAACCTTGCATTTGAATATCAGCAAAAGAAGCAGGAAGAAAAAGAAGAACAACGCCGAATACGCGAAGAAGAACGTGAACAAACTAAATTAGTGAAAGAAATTGAAGAAGCTCGAAAAAACGTCAATAAAGACAAAACTCATTATGAAAAGGCTTTGGATAAAGTTAAGTCACAGCTTGAAAACAGTAAAATTTCGGCTGAAGAAAAAGTCTTACTGAATGAAAAATATGATGAATATATTAGCAAAATAGAAGAACTTGAAAAAGAATTAAAACAAATAGATTACAGAGAAGCAAACCAAAAAGCGGGTTATGTATATGTAATATCAAATATCGGATCATTCGGCAAAGATGTATATAAAATCGGTATGACAAGACGTTTAGACCCTATGGAACGTGTATATGAATTGGGAGATGCGTCTGTACCGTTTAATTTTGATGTACACGCTATGATATTTTCCAATGACGCTCCTGCACTCGAAGCACGATTACATAAAGAATTTGAAGATAAAAAGGTTAATATGATTAATCACCGCCGTGAATTTTTCAACGTGAACTTAGATGAAATTAAGAAAGTTATATACGACAGTATTGATAAGACAGTTGATATTATTGATAATCCAGAAGCCGAACAATATTATCAGACGTTAGCGTTGAAAACCCCACGCACATAAAAAACGCCGCATAATGGCGTTGAGGGAGAGAATGTATGGCAAGACCTAAGAAAGACAAGCCCAACAGAGCGGACGGCAGGTTTGAAATAAAGATAACGCTCGGTAAAGATATCGAAGGTAAACCTATACGTAAATCATTTTACAGCGACAAAAGCAAAGACGACGCAAAAGCGCAAGCTGAAGAGTACAAACTTAACAACAGAGTCGCTAACATAACGGGCAAGGGTTATTTAAATCATAACATAACTTTTGAGGAATGGGCGAACACATGGCTCGATAAGTACAAAAAAGGCTCTGTTAAACGTAGTACCTATGTATCGACGTATGAACGCCCAACGAGAATATCGCTCATACCCTACTTTGGCAAGGCGCACTTAGCGGTTATAAAACCGGCTGACATACAAAAATTCATACTCGAACAGTCAAAAATATATTCCGAATCACAGATAGATAAACGCTTATTGTGCTTGAACGGCATATTCGAGACAGCCATTGAAAACGATATCTGTTATAAGAATCCGGCAAAGAATGTAAAAGCCAAATCACAAGTTGAACGCAGAGACCTCCGGACGTATACACAGAATGAAGTCGATTATATACTTGAATTTTCGAGCGCTCACAAATACGGCTTGTATATACGAATCCTGCTTGAACTCGGATTGCGTTGCAGTGAACTGTTGGGCTTAAAATGGACGGATTTCGACCTTAATAACAAGACTGTCACAATAGAACGTGCGACAACAACAGTCGATTCAAGAGCGTGCACAGACGTACCTAAGTCGCAAACAAGTATACGTACACTGCCAATAAGCACAGAAATGTATAACGCTGTAGTGGCGCATCAGCCGTTCACAGACGAATTCATTGTGTCTTCAACTAAAACCATCGGCAATCCGTTAACACCGACGGCATTTTCTAAAAATCGCTACGCTACGTTTTTCAGCGACTTACAAGCCGAATATCCACGAATAGAAAAGCTACGTCCACACGAGTTACGTCACACATGCGGAACGCTGTTATATAACAAAACTAAGAACATTTTCGCTGTTTCGAAGTATTTAGGACACGCTGATATTAACATTACAACTAAGTTATATGTACATGAAGATATTGAGGTAATGCGACAGCATTTAGGTATAAATTGACGACAGGTTGACGACATTTTACACCGTTTTAGACCGTTTTACAGCCCGTTTCACCCTTAAAACAGCATGTAAAAAGACAAAGAAAAAAGCCGTTTCGTCCTTATGTGGTAAGGATAAAACGACTTTAACTATGTGGCGGAGAAAGAGAGATTCGAACTCTTTATTTCATGCGCTGCGAATGCTTATATAGCACCAAATATTGAAAAAATCGACGACTTTGTGACGACAAAAATGATAGAGTTAATTTGAATTTAAGACCGTAAACGCAAAAAAAGCAGTAGAATTAACTACTGCTCACTATCGTTTTTACCATCATCCCCATGCTTACCATCAGCGTAACTCTCACCGAGTATGTACGCCACGAGCACGCCGAGCGCTGATATAATCGCCGTCACCTGCTCAACTGTCAGCGAATTGACGTTGAACGCAATCAATAACGCTGTGACGAAGCCGATTATAGCGCACCAGAATTTACGGCTTGTTAGTTTTGCTTTCCAATCAATTTTCATAAATAATCTCCAATCCGTAAGCCTTAGCGGCTTCATGCTCAATTTTACACCCTCTTGCGTTTTCCCAACCTTTAGCGAAATACACAGCATGGCATAAACTCATGTTTTCAAGTGACTTTGCCATAAAACACAGCGGAATTTGTACTACACCACGTGCTTTCATATTTTCAGGATTGTACCATTCATCGGTAAATAAAGTATTTACTACTTCATACTCCAAAGCTTCGAGATGTGATACCGCCTTTTCACGTGTCGCGATAATCTGATCATCTGGCAAACCTGCCATCGGCTGACTAAACATTGCTTTTTTCATTTTAATACCTCTCTTACTTCAATTCCGATTTAGCATTACCGAGTAAACGTTTAGTTAAAATAAGCGCTTCCTCACGTGTGATTGTGTCACGTGGTCTCGTACCATCGGTAATACCCATTTCGACAGCAAGTTCCCAGTCTTCTTTCGCCCAATCGCTGGGTTTCGCCGCCTGTAATTCCTTACGATATCTGTCCTGATATTCTTTAAATGTTTCATAACTCATTTTTTCTTCCTCGCTTTCATTTTCGTACTTATTTTCAATCGTATAACTTCCAACAATATTCGGTATGCCCAAAAACGGAGTAGGATCAATAGCCACATTTCCGCTTGTCCGTACCTCATAATGTAAATGTGAACCAAATGAATAACCTGTATTACCCTCAACGCCGATTATTTGACCAACCTTGACGATATCACCTATTTTGACATGCCGTGCATTAAGATGAGCGTATATATGCTGATAGCCGTTATTGTCCTGTATGGTTATATAATTTCCCCACTGCCATGTAAGATTAGTTTTATCTGTAACTATGCGTGATTGTATTACTTTACCATCGACGTTAGCTATGATATTTTTATCACTACCAACCAAATCGATACCATTGTGCATAGCGGTAACACCGTTAAGTGTACGTGTACCATACAGTGATGTTACCCGCACAGTAGAGCCGGCTTTATAAGGTAGATTCATATTACCCACCTCCTGTAAATTTTAATATAACAGCTCCAACAATGGCGGCGATAACCAATCCTGTAATTTGTGTGACTGTTGTTTTCCACTTGTTGCCCGGTTCTTTTTCTAATGCTCCAACACGCTCATTCACACGTTTTATACTCTCAGATGTTGACTTACGTAAATCCGATATATCCTGCTGCATTTGTGTAGCCATTTTTTCAATAGATTTCGACAAACTATCAACGGTGCCCATCAATAAACCTACATTTTTTGATGTGTCTGAATAGTCTGTTAAATCCCTTTGTATATGTTTTACATCAGCCGCAACATCCGATATTGTCTTTTGCATTTGTATAAACTGTTTTGTTAATTCTTCATCATTTAACGGCATTTAATTACACCTCTTACAGTAAAATTATTAGTATTCCTATTTTCCTGTGTCATGCCATCAACTCCCAACCGTAAACATCGGGCGCATACGCAAAGCCGTTGGCTATACATTTGTATAATTTACCCTTGTATGTAACAATTTCACCAACTGTATATGTATTGTGACTATAGCGCTGTTCCCACTCGGGGTAAGTGACTTCTTCCGGCGTTTCCGGCTCGGTTGTTTCAT